TTTACATTATCCGGTGCAACATTCGGATATATACGATGAATAATGGGAGAAGATGTTTCGGCGACTAATGCGCTAACATCACCATCGGTTGACAGTGTTGTAAATAACGTCGATTGAACAGTCACTTGATACCCATCTTCTGTGCGATTCTTTTCGACATAATGTCAGCCGCATTATCCTTTTCAGATTCCAATGCTGGCCTGAGATAAGATCGTTTTAATTCTACAATGCCGCCATAGTACGCACCGGTGTAATCGTTTCTTGTACGGCCTTTTCGGTATCCAACGCTATAATTACTTGATGCCGTTGTGGATTTCTGCCGATTCTTTTTAAAATCTATCGACCTTCTTAATCTCCCGGTATCATAAGGCGCATTAATCTTTGCACGTTCCGAAACAAGTGACGCGCCAAGCCTTACCGCTTCATCAAGATTCCGGCCTCGCACCTTGGCAGGTAAAGCATTTAAAGCCTTTCGTAATTTCGGACCACCGTGAACAGGCATCAGGTTGACTCATCGTTAAGTTGTGTTGCGATTATTTCCATTTCTTTATTGCGTCGATCCTGATTAGCTATGGCTTGGATGTTGTATATATCACCGGTAACGGTATCGACTATCCGCTTATCCGTATCTAACCCGGACAAATAACGTAACCGTATCCTGACAGTAAAAAGCTCATTTATTGTCCTTGCCTCAAAAAACTCCCGACCTGTTAACGGCTCAATACTAGCTCGCACGGTGGCATATTCCGACCAGGTAATAGTGATCTGACCATCAGACCCTTGTGACTCTGTTCGAGAATCAAAACGAATCTTGTGTCTTAATGTGCCGGCTCTCATATTGCATATACACGGTTTAGATCCAACAATGTCTGAACACCAGATATACCGGGTAATTGTCGGACTACCGTTGCAGTGATTGTATTCTCTTTATGCTCCATCCAATCAGCAACCAAAAGCAATATTAAATGCTGAATATCTGAAGGAACAACACCCACCGGACTTTGATTAGTTCCATAGCCTGCGGTATAGGCAACTTCAACGGCGTTAATCACTGATCTAGTACTCGGCCATGAAGTTCCATATGCCGGAGTTATTCTCCCATGATAAAGATCAGTCCGATATAAAGAACTCGATAGCGTTTGTTGATTACCGTCACTATCAATATATTTCACCGAATCAATAGACACTATCGGGCGACGCAATACACATAGAGTCTCAGGAAAATGATCATAATATGCTGTCCATACCTGATCGCAAAAAGCACGCCCTGTATAATCTTCCGCGGCTTTCGCTGCATCCTTAATGGCGTTGTATATTTCAACGTCATCATCTGCAAGATCTACACGTAGATGCGCTCTGGCCCGATGAATCGAAATAGGTATCTGTGTTGCGGCTGTTGTCAGATTTTCAGTCATAAATGTAAATCCCGTAATAAATAATCAATAGCTTCACCGCTCTCTATTTCGTCAAGGTGCCAATCTGCATAAGGCAAAATTTCCAGCCAATCATCTCTCGCCATGATATTTCTTTTATCCAATGCTTTAACTTTTAATCCCATTAACCCAGCAGTAACCAACGCTGTACTCATATAACCTACTGCTTGATCATTGCGATCTAATACTACCTTTAATGGTTCCGGTGCTTTCATTCTCACTGGATGGTAACGAATAGTATCTATATGCCCAGAATAATCTGTAGGGTTTGGCGTTTGTGGTCCATCGTAATCAGCTAAAAAAATAGTCTGATAACCTGTTTTTGTCTTTGCACATTCAGGTAATTTTCTACCTGATCCTTTTCTAAACTTTCGGCCACCATCTGAAGTCATCCAGCCAAGCGAAACATGCTCAGGGTTTCCCAGATAATAGCAACGATCTAAATAAATAACTTTAGGATGTTTCTGCCAAATTTTCTTAGCATACCAATTACCGGAAATCACATGGATATCAGCTTCCGCGAAACGATCCGGTGTTACTATGGACTTATACCCAAGCCGCGCAAATCCTTCTCTAAACCGTTGACCATGCTCGACTTGATGCGCGAGCGAAGGATTGATGTGGATTTTAATATCCACGGATCTTGCGCCTCTGTTTGTTTTGGCTTTCCATGAAAACAAATCACCCGTAATTCTTTCGGAAGTAACCCATATCGGCAATGATACTTATATGAACCGATATGTGGAATTTGGATAAAATCTTTTCCTAATATTTCCGTCAACCACTCCTGATCTCCCCAGAGCCTTTGAGATGCCTCAGAATAGCATTCTGTGAGCTTATCGTAGGGTTCAGTCCATTCCCCATTCCAAGCCATTACAGAGCTTTGTACACCACCATGACCGCTAGCGGCCCAATTTGAAGGCGCTGCGAATGGCATCTGAGAAAATTGAACCAGATAATCTAACGAACCGACGATAACCGTATCCAAATCAAAATACAGACTCGGACCCTTAGCTAACTTAAAAAGAGACGTTTTCTGCCACCAAGTATCCCAATTAGTAATAGGATACACACAATCAATCCCTGAGAATTCATGTTCTGTCAAACACTTAAACTCATGCGGTTCAATTAAGTATTCATCGACTTTCCGCTTAAGTTCATAAACGAATTCTGGTGAATACTTATGTCCGGTGCAGACTGACCAAACCGTAAGCATCTTTCCACTCTAATGGATATTTACCAGGTTTACCAAGGCCGTAATAATCCACAAAGATCCTTTCCATCAATAACCGCATCCTTGGCCCTGGCAGTTTATCCTCATCTGCTATAGCGTTATTAACGGCATTAGTTATCATCTGAATTCTTTCGGCTTTATCTAACACAAATATTATCCCGCTCTATCCTTTCGGCCAATTTATATCCGTGATGGTTTCTTAAATATTCAGTAGGATCGCCTTTTCTACCTTGATTTAAAGGTTTGTCTTCTATGGCAATGACTGGACTACATTCATTTATTAATCGTTCCGCACCCCTTAATGCTAATTCTTCATCACCTTCAATATCTAGCAACATAAAATCTACTGACTTAACTTCATCATCCAATCTTACACAAGGCACATCATTACCCGGAACGGTATATATCATCCCACAATTTTGATCTTTAGGTGAGACCAAAGAAACAAAACTTTTACTACTTCCTAACGCTACATTTTTATGATGTATGTTTGACTTGGTTATATTTGCCTTCAGGCATTCATAATGCGGCGCAGGTTCAAAGGTATAAACGTCTTTAAAATGATCTGCCAAGTATTCCGCAAACACACCACCCGCACCGCCAGCTTGAATACAAACATCGAACTTTTTTACATACTTTAAATATTCCGGCAATTGTAAAACATGCTTGAAACATATAAGCATCTTTTCATCTTCATCCGGCCAATTCCAATTCCGACCATTACGGTTTAATGTTTTCATAAATCCATTACCGGAATTTCTATACCCTTTTCATTCTGAACAAGATAAACAACAACACGCCTATGATAATCAAAGGTGGACCAAATCAGATTGCCAGGTAAAGGCGGATTATTTGGTTTCGTGATTTCTTCGATGGCTCTTTCTATCAAAACCAACTTCACTGGAATTCCTTGTTATCAACCAGATTATAAAGATCAGTATTCGAAAGTTTCACCGCTTCACTATTTGGTAAATCATGTCGATTCGTGAAAACAAGCGCATCATCATGTGGTAACAATTGATCACATTGATCGCAGTATGGCGGAAAGTCTCCCGTTTCATGTTGTAATCTCAATTCAGAATAACGCTTGCCGTAGAGAATATCTATCACTGGTTGTTCGAATGCGTTACCTAAAATAATGTTGTTGTTGTAATCATAACAACATGGAATCACTTCACCATTCCATTGTATTTGTAATGGCCCATGCTTAGGCCGGCCACATGTTTTCTTTTCCAGGTCCCTTGCACGATAGTCTCGACCATCGCCAAAGTTATGCGGTTTCCAAATCTCTATAGCATCAACTTTCGGTTCCCAGAATCTTTTAAAATGTTCAACATGAGATTCATTCTCTGGTAAGACCAAATAGAATATCTGGACTTCCGTATTTGTTCGCTCATCCAGAAAGGCAAGAATTCTTTTAACGGTTGTCTCGTAATTCAACCCACGCATCACGGAGTTATATGATCCTGAAGTCATACCATAAAAAGAAATCCGCATCTCATCCAGACCGGATTCAATTACTGCTTTGCGTCGTCGTTCCGTAAGCACAGACCCGTTAGTAATCAGATGGGTTTTTAATCCTTTCGATCTGGCGTATGAGATTTTCCTTTCTAAATTCTTATCAAGAAATGGTTCGCCAAAACCAGTTAAAACAACTCTCTTACATCCTAGCAAAACGACTTCATCAATGGATCTTTCATATTTCTCCTGATCCATTATTCCATGCGCCCGATCATGTTTTTCCCGTGGACACATAATACAATTTGCATTACATAAGTCGGTTACTTCATACCGGACTTCCGGGTGTTGGAGCCGGTTAAATCTCATTATCTATCGTAGATTTCCGAAAGCAATCCATAGCAGAACCAGGACTACAATTAACAATATCAATCCCGTAATCTGCTGGAATAATTGTAGCCATTTCATCTATAAGTCCTTGTAACTCTCCATTTGGACCCGTTCTCGGCCAATGATGTTGCGTTATAGAATCTTCAGGTAAAAACCTGCGTTGTTCCGTATAGTTTCGATTGTCAATCTTTCCACGAAAAATCATATCCCAGCCAATAAGGATAATTTTCTTGCATCCATAATGATATGCAATATTAACCATTTGCGGCCCGGTTCCATGATGCGCACAGATATAACTCTTGTCTTTTGAAAGTCCAGGTTCCCACTTTTCCGGAATGTAATTAATCCCGTATTTCTTCGCACTCTCTGGACGGGTAGTCCATTTAATACAACGCAATCTTTTAATATCGTTCCAATAAGTATCCCAAAACTGATAATTACATCCATGTACAACATCAACATTAAACATGAACGCTCTATTACATCCGAATGTTTTAACCTGCTTAGCAGTTTTAACTTGATTAGGCGTTAGGCTTTTTCCTGTTCCAATAACAACGCCAATTCTAGGCTCATCATCTTCAAAAATTTCAAAGTCTAAAGCCGCCACTTTGTCACCAACGCATAGACATCATCAATTGACCGAACGATAGTAATTTTATTCGGCCATCTGAATTCTTTTTGCGCCTTAGTCAATGTCCCCTTCTTTGTTTTAATTTCCACCAAATCATTCCCTGCATAATGACCAACTAAGATATCAGGACATTTTCCCACCCTAGATAAATCTAATACCTCACACCCAAGACGTTCAAACGTCTCTACAATTTCCTTGTGATTCGCATCACGCTTACCCTGTGTGGCTGGATGTTTCATTTAAGACATCTTCCAAATTCTTTCTAGGGAAACAGTCTATTTTTGTTTGTCTCGAACAATTTATTATTTCAACAGGTTTCGTTATCGTTCGAAAACCGTTAACAAATTGCTTAAACGGAGACGTAACCTTTAATGGCTCTGGATGTTCACCAAAGAAATGTGAACCAGACATATCAAAGCCTAAAAGAATAATCTTTCCAGCACCTAAGATATAAGCCAAATTTAATGCTTGATATCCTGAGTTACCCATCGGCCCATGATGGATACAATCTTCACCAAAGTCCCCGCCAGTTTTCGACGGTAGATTATTCACATCCATGTTAATCATATCCGGCTGAACTTTCCCACTCAAAAGAATGGAATAACGCTTGCCTTGGAATTCTTTACAAATCTTCTCGTAGTGTACTTTCCACCATCTACCATCACATGCATATAAATAGTCTGCATCTGGAAGTAATAAATACGAATCATTAACAACTATACACTTCGTTTTTTCCTTGGCCGCCCTCGCGTCTTCTTTACAGGCAGAGGGTCCAGATGCAATGACTGTGAACGTTGGACCTTTACGCTTTCTTTTTTTTTGGGCGCATCAATCTCTTCGGCCCATCCTTCACATAAAGCCACTTCAGCCAGACGACCATTGATGGTATCGCCGACTTTGAACGATACCGGATAATTACTATCATCCGGCACGCCTTTGAATTCTTTCGTAACTTTTGCTTTCATAAAAGATTGGGGCGAGTTTCCCCGCCCCTCTCAGTTAAAGATTAACTAGCCGCACACTTCACGACTTTTATGGCGTCGTCGTCGGCCAAATTGCCGCCAACACGCTTTCTGATGTAGTACTTGACCCAGCCCGGAGCCGTTATGTTGTCATCGATTGTGATACGCAACGTTCCGACAATATCGCCGATCTGGTAAGCGCGGTTGAAGTCCGCAAATGCCATGACACAAGCATTCGCCGCAATCGCTGGCATTGCTTCCGCCTCAGTAATCGGGAAGCCCAACAGAGTTGCAGGCTGACCGACCACCAATCCAGGAATGTACAGATAGTTCCCGTTTGCATCGCGGAATTTACGCACTGCCGCCAGGGTTGCTTTCGAGGTCATCCAGCGCGCATTCACGCGGTATTCCGCCTTAAGACCATAGACAGTATCGAAGAGAACGCCGGCCGGATCTTGCACCGGAGAAGCGGTTCCGCCAGCCCAATCATCTTGGAATGCTGCGGCTGCACCCGTCGCGAAATACTGAACGCTACCAAACGCCCTTTGTGGCGAAGCCTCGTCACCCGTCGATACAACAGTCAACGGAGAAACAGCGTTACCATTCAAGAATCCAGTTGGCCTTGCAGTACCGTTGCCGGTCACAAATGCCGTACCTTCCTGAGCAGCCAGAACACGCGCCGCGGTATCCTCGATAAGTCCGGGGACATCCATTGCGATATCGTTCAGCGCCTCTTCGTACACGAACGGGTAAGCATACGCGGTTCCGTAGGTCAGCGTCACACCCTGAAACAGTGGCGTAACGGTTTCACTACGGCTACCGCCAGCAGCGGCCCATCCACCAGTGGAGTTATTGTCCATCACCACAAAACGGGTATTCTCGTTCGAGGTCGTAACAACATTGGCCACCTGGCGAACCGGTGACAGATCATAGATCTTCTGTTGCAGTCTGGTTGCCACTTCGGTAGGAATAGCATTCCCGCCACCAGTAGTCGTAATAGTGACTGCCATCTGCGGACCAAACTCGGCTTCCATAGCCAGCTTCGAAGCTTCCTGATAACGAGTAATCGCATTAGGATTCTTCGGCGCACGCAGCCAGCCTTCAAAGGCGGACATATGCTCCACCGATTCCTTGGAACGAGTACCGTCAATGCGGCCTTCTACTTTCCGCGCATTTTCTTGTGCTTCCATATCACCGACGCGGTTTTGAATTTCATCGATATCCGCTTCGATCTTGCCAAGTTTTTCTAGCGTTTCCGTAGTAGCTTCACCGCGAGCCGAGATCTCTTCCAATCTCTGATCGTTAACGGTTTTAAATTCCTCGAATGCGCTACCAAGCTTATCGAGGGTACTTTGTATGTCACTCATGTGAGAGTACCTATCATTTGATTAAGTTTTCGGCACGTTTCATTATCATCAACGGCATCTCGCCCATCGTGACCATACCCGCTACGCATTAGTGCCTGAATAGTGCGCCGAGTCACGCCCGCATCCCGCAGTATTACCTCGATGTCACGTCTGGACCACTCGGCATCGCGCTCCGTGGCAGGTACACAACGATCTACTGGTGAATTATCGAACATGGTTAAATCAAAATACTGTTGAGCCTTTTCAGCCGGCTCGATGATGTTATGAACAAATCCCGCGTCATAAGCCTCTTCTGCGGTATACCAAGTTTCTGCAGACATAGCTGTGCGAATTTCCATCTCTGAGAGATTTGACTTCGATTCATAAATCGAAATCCCTTGTTCCGTGATCTTATCTAATAGATCCGCTTCGGAACGCATATCGTCCGCAGTTCCCAAGACCAGAGAAAACGGCTCGTGAATCATAAATAACCCTAAATCATTCATGTTCACGGTATCACCAGCCAAAGCGATAACACTGGCCATACTAGCAGCCAGTCCATCAATCTCTGTGGTGACTTTAGCCTTATGACGCTTTACGGCATTGTAAATCGCCATCCCATCGAATACATCTCCCCCAGGAGAGTTTATTCGGAGTGTGATTTTGTCGGCTTCGATTCGGTCGAAGTCTTTAACAAAGGATTCGGCTTCGACTCCCCACATTCCGATTCCATCGTAGATGTAAACATCGGCCGTCCCCGCATCCTTAGCTTGGATGGAATACCACGCAGCTTCGCCCGGATCAAAAGCATTCCGTTGTTTACGAAACTTCTCATACCTAGCCTTCATCTGCCGAAAAATCTGATTCTTCATTTTCATCACCTTCTATGCCAATATTAAGCGGCTTTCTGTATTCGTCGCCACCATCTCGTGGATTCCGTCCTTCTATTTCTCTTGCTTCATTCGGGTTAAGTACACCACTCTCTATACCTGATCGATATCCATCCATCCGGTCTCTAAAGTCGCCTAAAGTCAGAGCATCGGTATCAAATACAAATCTTGTAATGCTTCTTTCGTTCCTTCCAAGCAATTCCCTTTGAAGTGTTTGCACAATTCGATTCAATCTGGGTTGCAAAGAAAGCGTCTTGAATGCTCTAAGCTGCTGTTCTAAACCCGTTCCCCAGGTTGTAGACTTCTGAGTATCATTAAGAACAAACATCGGTACACCAAAAGCACTCGCTATTTCTTGTTTGGTGAAATGCCGAGTTTCTAAATATTGAGCGTCCTGTTGCGTCATACTTAGAGTATCCACGGACATATCACCACGTAAGATCATAGTCCGATACGCATTAGAGCTCCCAGCGTACTTATCATCTATTTTGCGTTGTAATGCCTCTATTTGCTCCGATGTTGCACTCGGAGCGGTAACCACTAGACCTGGTGTTGCACCTTGTTTGAAGAGTTTGTTACCATGTTGCTCAGTAGAAAGAGCCATCCCAATGGTATTGCGCATTAATGAAATGGTAGAAAGGCCCATATAGCCATCATTTCCTAGATTCCTTAAGTGAAAAATATCACTTGCGCCAAAAGTACCGCGCTGTTTTCCATCATTAATTTTATAAATTAACTGATATGAATCTGTAAACTCAACCGTGATATCGTCGGATTGTACCGGGAACATTTTCTTTGTATCACCGCGGGAATCCTTAGCCTTTAGATAATATGAATTTCCTCGTAACTCTGACCAAATAACCAAAAAAGCAAAATACTCATGGGTTGTTTGCCAGTCATTGGGTTGTGATAAAAGTCGATTAGCCGGATGAGTTTGAGTATCAACCCATTGTCCATTTTCTCGTCGCTGAACCTTTACCGGAAGAGATGCAATAGTCTCCGCTAAGATTCTGACACACGACCACACCGTAGCCTGTTGTAAGGCTTTGTTTGTAGTAATAAGAGTGCCGGAATCAGTATATTCACCTTGGCCATCAAGAATCGCCAGCACTTCAGATGTACTACGTGTTTCTTGTCTTGGTCTCGCTGTTAGCAGCATTGATTAACCTCGCCATATTGATTGCCAACCCAGCCATCGAGAGACCTGCGGTCATAAGTGAATAGGCAACGCCAAATTCTAAATAAATTCCATAAACGAATATCATCACGCCGACAATGATTAGAATATCCGGAACCCACCTCATGCAAAAATAACATCGTATTCAATGTTCTTTTCAACATACATAGCACGACCTACAGCCATCAAGACCGCAAGCGCACCGTCAATTTTCTTGTTGCCTGTTTTCAAATCAGCTTTCACTGGAAAGATATTTTCTTGATAATCTGTTTTAGCCATCACGTTACTCACACACCAGGATAAAACGGGATTGCCATTATGATGGAATCTACGGGATTCAATAGCGGCTTCTAATTCTCTCATGCACTCATTCATATTCGCCCTAGTCGGTCGATACTGAACACACGTCATACCATCGGCTGATAGATTTTGCGCTAATTGTGTTGCGTGCCATTGATCATATGCCAATTCCCTGGCGTTAACCTTTACCATCCATTCTGCAACATCTTCCTGGATTTCATTCAAATCGATTTCCGCACCCTGAGTCGCTTTTATATACTCTTCAGTGTGCCAGCCTTCATACATCTTGTTTGATGCTTCGAAAATAGTCTCTTCAGGAAGATAGAAATCACAAAACGCATAGTAATGTACAACGTCATCTATTTTCGTTTGATACACCCGAGCAAAAGCCGTTAAGTCGAGTTTGCTGGACAAATCCAAACCAAACACACAAACCTCATCTTTAAAATCATCTTCATTAAGCGTTACGTCTTCGCATTTTTTCCAGCTTTCCATATTGAGCCAGGAAACAGCAGCACCAACCCATATATTTAAATGCTTGCGCTTAAATGCGTTCTGTTTCCTAGGCAATCGTATTGCTTGCGCTTGTTCCGTTTTTAACGTGCTGGAAAAAACACTGACATCTAGATTCGGATTTGCCTTTTTTAATGCGTCTTCAGTCGTCCAATCATCGCCGGCATCAATGCCATACATGACCGAAAACATACTTTCATCAATGGCAATACGTTCCAAAATCTGCTGATACTCAATCTCTGCCGCATAACATGGACCGCCATGATTATCACCAGCCGTTGTAATCATAAGCAACAAAGGCTGCTCACGAGAACCCATACCCGTGCGCATAGTCTCTACTAAAGTATCATCTGTATGTTCGTGATACTCATCAATAATGGCAACCGATACATTAGATCCATCTCCTGGATCTCTTACAATCGGCTCAAACTTAGCGCCGGATTTAAGGATATTGATATTTTTTGCCGCAACACCAATACCATAATGATCTGTCAAAGCGGGTGTCTTTAAGCACATGGATCGCGCAGGATCAAATACATACATTGCCTGGCGTTCCGTTGTTGCACCGCTATAAATTTCCGGCGCATCTTCACGTTCCGATGACAAGATATATAAACCAATCGCCGCCATTAGCGTGGATTTGCTGTTCTTCCTTGCAACCTTTAAATAAGCTTGTCTAAATCGCCTAAGACCTTCACTGTCAACCCAGCCAAACAAATTACAAATAATGAAACACTGCCAGGGCTCTAATTCTATATTGAGCTTTTGTTGCGCCCACTTCCCTTTGACATGTGGTAATAATTCAATAAACCGACAAGCTGATTCAGCAGGCTTAGGATCAAAGTTATATGGAAAATCTCTATCTAAATCATCCAGGAATCTTTGCGCCGCCAGTATTTCCCATTTACAGGCTAGTTTGTGACCTTTGACACAGTGATTAGCATATAGCCACGCTTGATGACAATGTGGCGATTCATCAAACATCTAGACATCTTCAAAAGGATTGGACTTATCTTTCTTATTAAGAATCACCTTGGACCGATCCGCCGGCAACATGGCCAGTTGACCTAACAGGCTTTTCAGATTCGATTGATCCGCACCGTTATAAGTACGGACATCAGTCCTATATTTGATCACGTCAATAAACATCTGCCTTATCGATTCGCCGTCTGTAGGATCAAGATTTTCAACTTTCTCCATAATCACAGCACGCCGCACATCCTCTGCGGTCGACTCGGCTCGCATCCTGGCAACGATCTTAGATAACGACTCAACTGCTAAGGTATCAGCACGAGTCAACACGCCAGGGATACAATCATCAACGATCTGCTTCCAGGCTTTACGCTCAGCGCGATTAAGATACTTTGGACACTCGCCAATATCCCGAGTATCTTTAGGCTCATTGCTTCTGGCCTTCATCCTGGTAGTATTGGCAGTACCCTGAAGGTTCAATACGTTAGTTGGTTTCCTAATACCTGGCATAAAGGCTCCTAAATACAATAATTTTTGCTAATTGGCCCAATTTCCCACTTTATAACAAATACAAGGGACCAAATGGGACAGGATAGTCAAATAATCCCGTAAATTACATAATAATCCCACCAATCGAGCATGGGACAACGCCCCACTTCGTTAAATGCTTATATACCCCTAAAAACACACCTAAAGTGGGAGAACTGCCCATTTTTATGTACTTTATAGGCGCGACTTGATAGTGAAAACCCAAAAAAACGCC